ATACGCCATAAAGAGGAAAGATGAAACATCAAAAGAAACTAATCACTTGCTCCATAGGAGCTGTGTTGGCTATTGTGGCTACACAATACAAAGGTGAGCTTAAGACATCAGAGGAAGCCCTTAAGCTTATTTCAGGTTATGAAAACTGTACACTGAATGCTTACAAGTGTCAGGCAGGCAAGTGGACGAATGGTATTGGGAATACCCACGGAGTAAATCCTAACGAATTGATTAGCTTAGACAAGGTAGCCGAGAATTTTGTAGTAAATGTTAAGGAAGCAGAGGTATGTGTAAGTAGACACTCTAAGTTTGAGTTTACACAAGGTAAGTGGGATGCTGCTGTCAGCTTTACAATGAATGCTGGGTGTGGTAATTACAAAAGCTCTACCTATTCTAAAACTGGTAACTGTAGCACACTACTAGCGTGGAACAAATACACTGACCAAGTAACCAAGAAGAAGGTGGTTAGCAAGGGGCTTGATAATAGACGTAAGGCGGAGTATGCTCTATGCGTGAAGAACTAAAACACTATTCAACACACATCCTATTGCTGGGCTCCATCCTAGACGTTGTTGCGTATACGCTAGACGCCACTGGTGATTATCTGCTACTCAGTGGTGCAGTTAAGGTTTTGGCCCTTATAGCCAAGTTTATCCCACAGGGGCTAGCCAATGAACCAAAGTCTAATTAAGCTGGCCTTGCTATTCCTTGCTTTATCATTTAGTATGTTTAGCGGATATTGGCTTCGTGGCGTGCTAGAGGAGAACAAACAGCTCAATGACTATCTAGCTAAGGCTGGGGAGGCGTTTGTTTTGCAAGGTCAGGTATATGAGGCCAACACTAAACTGGTTGCTGTCGAGGAAGAGGCCAAACAACTTCGTAAGCGTAAGTTTGACAAGGCTGTGGTGAAATATGTTGAAACTGTTGGTACTATTAAGTGCTTGTCTTCTCCTGAGTTCGTGCAGCTCTACAACTCAACCGTACCAACTGCCGACACCTCCAAGTAGTGCTATGACTCCGCTGGGAGAGTGGGAATTGATGTTGGAAACAAACACAGAGCTAGAGAATGCCCAAGTGTTTGGGCGTAACCAAGAACTATCTATGGAGTGGCGTTCAAAGGCTGCGGCACTCCAAGACTACGTAAGGAAAATACGTGAGCAAAATTGATCTAGACCCAATCACCTCTGGGTATAATCTGTCCAAGATAAATGCCAATTTCCAGGCAATAGAGGACGAGCTTAATAATAAAGTGTTGTACAGGAATATCTTGACTGGCGAGCCTAACCAAATGGACACAACTTTGGACATGAATAGCAACAGGATTATAAACCTACCTGATGCTATCTCTCCTAGTGAGCCAGTTACACTTAATCAGCTGATATCTGTAGACAGTGGTGATGCACTTCAACTCAAGACAGATTTGTCTCAACCGGGCGGTGTATCCCTTGTAAACGGAGCAAACTATAGGTTTGAAAACGTTGCTGGCATGTCAGCAGCGGCTTTGTTTTCACCAAGAGATGGTGATGTATGCACTACGTCTGGATACTATACAAGGTCTGACGGTGGTGGTGCTATTTACACCTACTCTGCATCCAGCTCAGCAACAGTAGATGGATTCCTAGTTCACAGCTGTTCTGCTGGTGGGCGATGGTTGCTAGTTGATAATCGAGAGCGTCTTCCCGTGCAAGTTGCAGGCGCCAAGGTTGATGGAACCACCGATGATCGTACAGCATTACTTGCTATCTTGGCATCTAAACGCAAGGTGTGGCTTGACGGCATCATGCGCGTCTCAGGCGCCGCTATCGATCTGGCAACTTATATCACCTCGCAGCAGTTGCGCTTCGATCTAGAGGGGGCTGATCCTATAGGTTCCACGCTGCTGTTCGACGCGAATGGCGGCATTTTCTCAAGCACATTCTTCCGTGGCTTCTCGCTGAAAAACGTCAACATCAAAAACGCGGCCACGGACAAGACAGGTATCGGCTTCAGTAACGACCCTGGCGCGGAGATGGTAAACTGGGAGAACGTAACGTTTACTGGGTGGCGATGCGGGTTTAACCTTCACTGCTGGAACTCCTCCACCAAAAACGTGGCGTCAAGAGGATGTTATTACGCCGGTGCCATCTACGGCACCAGCCAAGACGACTCATCTTTATATGCTATTGGCTGCGACTATGCTTGGGCGCTTGGCTGTAAGTACCCTGGTGGGTTAAGCGGTGTGATGGGTCTGCCCAGCGGCGGCCTAGCATTTTCCTATGCAACACTCAAGGCGTTGGCTGCGGACGTGTGCGGACCATATCTACTTGGACGATGTTTCAATCTCAAGATATCGTCCATGGGCGCAGAGCGAGGCACCGGACCTTATCTTGTCGATCTGTCGCTGTATTCGGTAGCAACTGGCAGGCAAAACGTGGCTATTGAGTGCTTTGACGTATATGTCCAGTCGGCTGATGGAGTGATTGCGGTATTTGGTCCTATCACCAACGCTTACGGGTCTCTCAAGGTAGAGAACACCAACATATATTCGGATAAAAATATTCCGCTGTTCTCTGGCGATGGCCGCGGGGTTAGAACCAAAAATGTTCAATATAGCTCTTCATCAGCCAAGAAGTTCACTGAGAATGTACCGAACGGGCTGGTGATCACCGACGAGTTAATCCTCGGGTCAGACTACGCCCAACTCCAGAAAGTCGGATACTCTCAAGGTGGGTTCGACCAAATCCGAAAAGTCAGAGCGATGTTTGCGATGCCGCTATCCGCCACGGGGAAAGTTGTAATCCGCATTCAAGACACGTCTGTCACTGGGCTGGCACAAGGTGTTATGGCTAGTGGTAAAGCAACGTTTTACCCTGTCAGAAAAGGTGGAAGTAACGCCACTTTTGAGTGCGGAACGGCAATATTCAGCGTTGCTGCTGATTCGGCTGTGTCGTTGTCGTCGATAAACTTGCAAAAGCTCGGTTCACTGAGCACCATGACAGCAACCAGCCGATTGACCGGAACCGTGCAGGAGCTTGCTCTTACACTTCCAGCAGGGGCTGCCGTTCAGTATTTGTGCGAACTGGAATTCTGGTGCAACGGCAAGTTTGCGTCTTCTAACATTGACTATTACACTGAGTCATAGAATTGGTAACCAATAATGAGAGAAAAACTAACTGATTCATCTGGTAAGCCCCTGACTCAGGGGCTGTTTCTTGAGGTAGGTTATTGTGATTCAGCCATATACACGCTAAAGGACAACGACCACGAGTATAACGACAGGATGTTACCGTCTATAAAGCGACTATATTTAGAGATGGAAGATGTAACAGAGTATGAGTTCGCCAATAGGTACTTCCTTGGGTGGTCACATTGGCAACGTATCTGTAACAACAAAGTATTACGTAAGTATATTGATGAATGGCGTACAGAGCTGGAGTTGAAGCTAAGGGCTAGGGCCGCTAAGCTTATGATTGACCAAGCCTCTAGTGGCAGTTACCAAGCTGTTAAGTGGTTAGCTGACAGGGGGTGGGACGTCAAGAAAGCTGGCAGACCCACTAAGGAAGATGTCGAGTCAGAGAAGAAAGCAATGGCCAAAATTGAAAGTGAGTACGGCTCCGATGTGGTGAGACTGTTTGGGGATAGCTAATGTCTGATTGGTTAACAGCCGCGATAAAGAAAATTGAAGACATGCCACAGCAGGCCAAGGATGTTCGTCAGGCGGCGATGGACGATTTGTTTACCTTTGCTCGGCTGATTAACCCACAGCGTGTCTATGGAGAAATACACAATGATGTGTGCAAATGGCTTCAGAGCAACAATGATCAAAACCAATTGTTGTTGTTGCCACGAGCGCACATGAAGAGTCATCTGATTGCTGTGTGGTGTGCATGGTGGATTACAAAACACCCAGAGACTACAATCCTGTATATATCTGCCACTGCTGAATTGGCTGAGAAGCAGCTCTACGACATCAAGAACATACTCACTTCACGAATTTACACTAGGTACTTCCCGGACATGATTAACCCGGAGGAAGGTAAGCGCGAGAAATGGGCCGTGTCAAAAATAGCTGTAGACCACCCTAAACGCAAGTCTGAGGGTGTTCGTGACTGGACAGTAGCAACTGCTGGTCTGACAACTAATACCACTGGGTGGCACGCTGATGTAATTGTGGCGGATGACGTTGTTGTACCTGATAACGCCTACACAGAGGATGGCCGTAAGCGTGTAACTGCTGCGATGTCACAGATGACTTCTATTCGTAACGCTGGTGGGTTCACAAAGGCATGTGGCACACGCTACCACCCAGCAGACATCTACTATACTTGGAAGAATCAGAAAGCTACCTTGTATGATGAAGAGACTGGTGAAATTACTGGTGAGCGACCTTTGTGGGACATCAAAGAGCACGTCGTAGAAGAGGATGGACGCTTCCTGTGGCCACGGGAGTCAAGGCCAGACGGAAAGATGTTTGGGTTCAATCTCAACATCCTAGCCGGCATCCGTGGGGAGTATGAGGACACTACACAGTATTACGCCCAATATTACAACAACCCAAATGACCCAGGTTCTGAGCGCATCAGTCGAGATAAGTTCCAATACTACGACCAGAGGTTTGTGAAACAAGCTGGTGGAGATTGGTTCTTTAAAGACAGGCGGTTAAATGTCTATGCCTCAATCGACTTTGCATTCTCGCTCTCGAAGGCTGCCGACTATA